CCCCCGCATATTTTTATTCAATAATCTTCCAGTCTTCAGCGAGCATGTCCGCCTGAGAAGCGAGCCAGCCAAGCTGCACACCAGAAGTGCCAACAAAAGCGATAGCTTTATTTCCGATTGCATCGTGCTCCGCATTGATGATTTTGCCGTCAGTAGTTTTGTAACTGATACAAGTTGCAAGCTGTATATACTGACTTTTGCCGTTCCAGCCGTTTCGAGCAACACATTTTCCGTGCTTCAGGGCTTCGAGAGCGTGACCAAAATCCATAAAATCAATCCTTTCTTATAAAAAAATTTTAACTCAGTCCTGATAAACAGTACCAGAGTACTGTACACCATCGACAAACATTTGAATATCAATAGATTTCTTTGCAGAAATATCAGCAGATTTCTCCACAGATTCAACAGGCTTTTCAACTGTTTTCGGGAATCCGTTCAGACCGGCAGACTTGATAATATCAGGGAAGTTTTCTTTATAGCAGTAGTTCCTGTCTACATATCCCGAACCGCCTGTAATTCCGCTGACTTTGCCTTTGGCGGTATACTGCCAGATATCATACTGACCTGTATAAGACGGCTGGGAAACACCATAGTGAGCACACCATACTGTATATCTGTCGTCAACGGTTTCCTTGAAGAAGCCGTTCAGATAGGAAGAAGAACAGTAGATTCCGGCATAATATCCGGCTTTTTCGAGAATGTCGAGAAAAGCTTTTGCCATTTCACAGCATTTTGCTTTTCCAAGATTAAACTGCGATTTCTCCTCGAAATCGAGATAGACAGGATATTCAAACTGTTTGTTTTTGATAGCTTCGAGAAATACTCTTGCTTCTGTCTGGATTTCTGATACAGATTTGGCATAGCTGTACCAGTAGCACCCGACCGGAATACCGTATTTTTTGCATTCGGAATAGTTCCTCTCGAACTGAACGTCTTTCTGTGAAAGCAGTTTTCCATAGCCGGCTCTTAAAATTGCAAAGTCGACTTCTCCGGAATTTTTCACTTTCTGCCAGTCGATGGTTTCGTTGTGCTTGCTTACGTCAACACCTTTTAGCATTAAAATCAGCCTCCTTTAAGATTTTACTAAAATATATATATTAGCTTGCCATTCTGATATCGGACTATCTGTGATGTTATAGACAGTGTAACTGACGTATGAACCTGTTCCAAGTGGGTCAGGACCCTTAAGACAAGAACCAGCAACAAGAACTCCAGAAGTGCGACTTATTGCTCCCACTGTTCCTATAACGTTTGAAAAAGGCACCTCGTTTCCCTTAATCCACATGTCAAACGTCTGCATTTGACCAGATGCTAAAGTAATACTCGGGGTTGCGATTTTTTCGATTACGGAAAAATTATCGCCGCCGGCACTCTGTAATGCAGTATAAACACCACCGCTTGTTATCAGATTGTTGGAGTTTTCTGTTGGAGTAGTGTCAATTTCAGGAATGCCAGCTAATTTCGTTTTTTCTGCCGTAGTATAATCGTTTGTACTCAAGCCTTTTCCAGAGACTTTATCGACTTTCCCAGCTATTGCCGTTGTATTCTGCTGAATAGCTGTGTTCATGGCCGCTGCTGAATCTTGGTGACTGGAAATCCAGTCAGAAATTTCCTTTAATGTGTCAAAATCTTCCGGAGCATCAGCAACGATTTCAGCGACTTTTTCCGTAATTCTGGCATCTGTCTGCGGCTTCGTGTAATAGCTGTCAGGGTCGAAATCGCCGCCGCTTCCGCCCCGATTATAAAAATTTACCTGTTTCCACTCGCCGGATATGGACAAAATATAGACCGTACCGGAATCGGCAAGCACATCACAGCGAGAACCTGCCGCCCATTTCGGCAGAGGTTCGGGAACTGATGCAGCTGTGTCACAGACGATATGCACAACTTTCAGCTGCAAAAAATCGCTGTTTGTGTCAACTTTTCTGCCGATAATTTTTTCATCGATAATCTGATACATGTGATTTCACTCCTCATCATCTAAATTCATAGCAGCAGCGAGTCCGGCAGATACCGCCGAAATGCCGATGCCAGTCAAAGTAGTTTTTAAAACGGCTCTGTCCGTGCTCCAGTCGACAGCCGGCACAGCCACGGCGATATAGCCGACAGCCGTCTGGAGAGCCGTTCTTAATGCCCGTCTTAACCAGTTTTTCATGATTCACCTCCGGAAGCAGGAAGATTTTTAAATTCTTCGTGAATCGAATCCATGACACCATTCGCACCGAGTTTATGATACTGTTCATAAAGATTTTCAAAATTTTCCTTGGCATAAATCGGGGCGAAGCCTTTGGACTTATATTTATCATACTGATAAATCAGCCTGTCACGCAGCAGAGCCTGCACACCCTGTTCCAGAGCCTGCTGTTTCCGTTCAGCATCTTTCAGACGATTCAGCAAAAACTGCGTAAAAATCCCGATAATGCCGCTTGATGTCAGAATAGTAATCAAAATACTTTGCAGCATATTTTCACTCTCCTGTCCAGATGATTTCTGCATTTACCGCCCCCCATGGTGCTCCGGAAATGCTGTTTTCTGGCTTATTTATGATGATTCTTTGCAAACTGCTCATATAAAACGCACCTGAAAGCGGAGTGCCTTCGATAGTTTCGACTGTGGCCGGAATTGTGATTTCCGTCAGAGAAG